ATTCATATGAGTTGGTGTTGCATCTTCATATGTACTATACTGTCCACTAGCAGTGTAGTTTACAGCAGCCTGAGTGAGTGCACAAACTTTATGTCTCTTCAAAAATCTATGTGGTTGAGATCCTGTCATGAATTCAACTTTCCATACATCTGGACTCTTTAAGAAAACTCCTTTTGAACCTTTTGATGCAGACATACATTGTTTGAAAGTTCTAATAATTTGTTTAACTGTTTGACCTTCCTTTGGACTTCTTGGAACTAATTGAAACTCATATTGAAATGATCTTAAACTAACACCACTGAATAGTGCTTCTTTGTTTTGGTTTATAATTCTTCCTTCAGTTCTTGACTGAATAGCTTGTGTATCAACATTTCCACCTAATGCATTGACTGCCTGTGCTGCCATTTTGTTTTGAAACTGATTGATAAGTGCTTCATCAGATCTACCAATTTTATCAACGAAACCTTGAATTGTACCACCAGCGTTTTTAAGTGCCTTTCCTGGTTCATCTAGTTTTGCATCATTGTTTATAAGTCCTGATGCTGCTTCAAATCCTGCCAAAGAAAGAGCATCTACTTCATTTTCAGCCCAACCTGCACTCTGAGAATCTCCTATGTTCTGTGGCATTGGTAATATAATTGTCGCTTTATGTTTTCCTTGAGCAGCACTTACCGCTGAACCTTCTTGAACTTGAAGACTACCATTCGCACTTAATCCTCCAGCTGGTTTATATTCAATACAAGTTATCTTCATATAATCCATTGAAGAGTCAATCATATCACTAGGATATCGCAAGATACTACCTGCTGATTGTCCACCTGCGATAGATCCCAAAACATTGCTTAATCTTGAGGTATAATCTGCTATTTTGCCTAGTGTAGTAGGTACTTCAGTAAATCTAACCACTATTTTCTGATTGAGGTTCCAAAACTATTTATAGAGTTATCTGCTAGTTTTTATTCTGGCATACGGAATATGCTTAATATCTTCAAATTCACTCCCTCTAACTAGGTGCACTTGACCTACAATTTCTGGGAATGTATAGAATCTTAATTCTCCACCATGATGAAAATTAATACCTTTAAATCCCCATTCTGTAATCTCTGTACATGCTATTAACGGGTGCTCATCATATGTAATATTAGGTGTCTTTGGTTTATAAATGAATGTATAATAGTTTCCTACCTGTGGAACAGTTCCACTCTCATCTAAAACTGATATAATTGACAACATCATATCATCAGGATCTTCCATACCATTCAACTCTTCCACAATAGGAGTAAGTCTATTGTATGTTGGTGGATTTAATACCATTACTTAACACCTAGTTCTTTTTCAGTAAATATTCTGAATTCCCAAAGTCTGTCTTTACAAAATTCTTTGGCAGCATCCCACTTTGCTTCATTTGTGACATATTGGGTTACCTCATATAAGTATCCTTTTGTTTGTCTTTTTGGTTTCTTAGGAGGTCTTGTTTGTTTATCTGGTTTCACCTCAATGATAGATCTACAAATAGATCCATTAGATTTTATGTATTTAATATAAAAGTCAGGAAAATATCTATGTACTCTATTATCTAAGGGAGAACGATATGGTATGAAAAATTCTTCACTTCCCCACTCTAAAATATTATCATTTAAATCACAATAACACATGAACTTACGTTCCCAAAGAGAACGATAGATGATGTTTGTTGGATCACCTTTGTACTTTTTAGGATTCGTTGGTCTATATTTTCCTTTATATGCCATTAATATTTATCACTACCTTCCTATATAGTATAGGCAAATCATAACTACAAACGTGCAAAATCTTGCAAAGGGTGCTCAGATTGCTGCTGGATATGGAAGATTAGCAGCAAGCATATTCCCTAATAGTAAAGCAATAAAGAAAGTATCTGGTATTCTCAACAATGCTAATGACATCGCTGACGCTTTAAGTGGTGGCGGTGCAGGATATACTGGTAATAGGTCAGGTCCTGGAACAGCAAAAGGAATGGCAGAAGTTATTGCTCAGTTTGGTAGATTGGCACAGACTTCTCATTATGAAGTATCCTTTGCAGGTTTTATGAATCTATCTAATCTTAGTGGATTCTTACGAAATAAAGGAGTTGATACAGATTTTATTACTAGAGAACTAGGTTTATTGTGTAGTAGTGCTTCTCTTCCAACGTCTCGTTATGCTATTTCTGAAGTAACAAACTTCATGGGTGTTAGAGAAAACTTTGCACATACAAGAACTTTTGTTCCTATTGATCTTACTTTCTATGTTGATAAAGAATATAAGACATTAAAGTTTTTTGAGCATTGGATGGAATATATTGCTAGTGGTGCAGAAACTAGAGATGGGATTTTTGATAAAGCAAGACCAGGATATTATGTAAGAATGAAATATCCACAACAAGGTTACAAATGTGACACTATACAAATTAAAAAATTTGACAGAGACTATCAATATCAGTTAGAATATAACTTTATTGGATGTTTTCCTCTTGATATTGTTGCTGTTCCCGTTGCTTATGACGGATCACAGATTCTTCAAATGACTGTTACCATGGCATACGATCGTTATGTTTGTGGTGCAATTGATAGTAAATCTGTATCTCAAGGAACTTTCGGTAACTTTATCCCTCAATTAGGTGGTCTTGCTATTGCTTCTGCTGCTGCTTTTGGTGGAACCTCAGCTCTAGGTAAAATCAATAGTGCTGCAAACAGTCTTGCTGGTATTTCTAGAAATGCTAGATCTTTACAGGGATCTGTTGAATCTATCAGACAACGTTTTATTTGACCCCTATATAATATACTGAAATTATAAATTATGCCGTTACCAACCATTACAACTCCTACGTATGAGTTGAATTTGCCATCGAACGACAAGAAAATTAAATATCGTCCATTTCTAGTCAAGGAAGAGAAAATCCTTATCCTTGCAATGGAATCGGAAGATACAAAACAAATAACTGCTGCAATTACTGATGTTCTTAATGCATGTATCCTCACTAGAGGTGTTAAGATAGACTCATTACCTACTTTTGATATTGAGTATCTCTTCTTAAATGTTCGTGCTAAGTCTGTCGGTGAAGTTGTAGATTTAGTTGTAACCTGTGAAGATGACGGTGAAACAAAAGTAGATATATCAGTCAACCTTGATGATATTAAAGTAGAGAGAAATAAAAAACATAAGCAAGACATTAAACTGGATAAAAACCTTTCCTTAAGGTTAAAGTATCCTTCAATGGAACAGTTTATTAAGAGTAACTTTGATTTTGAAGGTACTAATGTAGATGCATCATTCAAAATGATTGCTGGATGCATTGACCAAATTTATACTGATGAAGAAGCATGGCCAGCAACTGATTATTCTGAAAAAGAAAGAATCGAATTCTTGGATCAACTAAACACCAAACAGTTCAAAGAAGTAGAACAGTTTTTTGATACCATGCCTAAACTATCACATAAGTTGGTAGTTAAGAATCCCAACACTGGGGTTGATAATAATGTAGTACTTGAGGGCTTGGCATCTTTTTTCGTCTAATAATGGCACATGAGGATCTTGTGTCATATTTTAAGTTAAATTTTGCCTTGATGCAGTACCATAAATACTCTTTGACAGAGCTTGAAAATATGATTCCTTGGGAAAGGGAGATTTATGTTTCACTCCTCCAACAACACATCGAAGAGGAAAACCTAAAGGCACAGCAAAATGGCTGATTCATTCCTATCAAAAAAACCAGAAAGTAAGGGCGGTGCTCTTGCTAGAAGTATGATGGGAAGAAATAGTCAGACAAGTCAAGTTGGTGGAATTACTCAACAAGTTGTTGTCGCTGGTTTTAATGATGAGGTTTTAGGAAGAATAGATCAGAATTTAAAATCAATACTTGAAGTATTGACAAAGGATTTAGACTTACAAGAAGAAAAATTAGAGGATCAAAAGGACGCAGCAGTACAAGCAAAAAGTCAGGCTAGAAAAGATGAAGAAGAAAAATCATTTGTCAGTCCAATCATGGGAGGAATCAAGAAGATTGGTAATATCGCCAAGGAAGTAACTGGTGTAGGAAGTGTATTAGATAGGTTGATACAAGGGTTTGGTGCAATAATAGCAGGTTGGGCTGCTGGTAAATTACCAGAAATAATAGACACACTTAAAGCAACATGGGACACAGTTTCAAAAGCTGTGATGGATACTATTAACAGCATTGTTGATGCTGTTATGGGAGTATTTAATTTTATTAAAGATATAATTACGGGTATTATTGATTTCTTTAAAGGTGGTTTTGATTTTCTAGGAAAAGGAATAAAAGACTTTATAGACTTCATTATTGGAATTGGAGAAAAAATATTTGAAGGACTGAAGAAAGCATGGGATTTTGTAACTAATCTTCCTGGTATGATTGGTGGTGTCTTCAAGAAAGGTTGGAACTGGATAACTGGTGGTGACAAAAAAGAAGAAGAGTATAAAGGTGAACCAATTAGAGATAGCAGAGGTAAAATCAAAGGATATAAGAAACCTGAAGATGGTGGTGTGATTCAAAATTCAGAAAAGACTTATAATGAAAATTTTAGTGATAAAGTATTTGATAAGAATAATTCTGAATCAAATGTAAATGTTAATGTAAATTCATCAAGTTCAGATACTGTTGGAGATATGAAGGGTCAGGGTAATAAAAAGAACCCTGTTATACAACCCAAGGTTTTAACTGGAAAGACTTTTACACCAGAGCAAACGAATAATGCTGTTGCAGTCAGTCCTAAACAATTTGATATGCCAGCATCAATTGAACCGTCACTATCACAGGTAGAACCAGGTAAAGTAAAAGATAAAACAGTTGTTCAACAAAAACCAGAATCATCACCACTTATTGTTCCTTTGGCACCAAATCCAGTGATGCCTACTACAAAATCTAAAACTAGCATGGGTCGTCCAAGTGGTGGTGTAAATGCTTCTAAGTCAATTCCATCTAAAAATCCTAAAAATTTCTATCCAATGTTTGCTGCAATTCAATATAATTGCATGGCAGACTTCTAAGGTAAAGTAAATGGCAAAAGTAGAATTACCAAAAGTTAATGAAGATCAGTTAAAAAGATCAACTCTTGTTATGAAGAGTATTGATACTACTGTTATTTCTATAGCCAAATTTTTAGGTAGAAAAGAAAAATTTACAGCAAAGCAAAAGAAATTTTTGAAAGCTCAACAAGCAATGATCAAAGGTCAGAAAAGAAAAGATGATGAAGCAGAGAGTCTAAAGGTAGAGAAAAAGAAAGAAAAAAAGGAAAATAGGTTTGTTTCCGCTGCAAAGAAAAAGGGTGGTAGTCTATTAGATAATCTTATTGCGGGTGTTGGATCTATTTTTGCAGGTTGGTTAGCAGGTAAAGTACCTGAAATTATAGAATTGATAAAGAAAAATATGCCAAGAGTTCAAGCAATTTTTGATGGAATAACAAAAACAGTTGGATTGGTTTATGAATACTTCCAAAGTATGTTTGTAATTGTATATGAACTAGGCAAGTCTTTATTTACATTGACTCCTCCAGATGGTGAAAAAATTGCTTCTGAATTTAGTGACATAAAAGGTTCATGGGATTCATACCTAAAGAGTGCTACTAATGGTTTTAAAGCACTAACAGGACAAGACTTTCAAGATCCAAAGGATTTAGAAAAAGTAGATAAAGAGGTAAAAGATAATAGTGTAGACGAAGACGGGGAGAAAGTTAAAAAAGAAAATAAACCAGTAGTAGATAAAAAGATTAATAAGAAAGAAATTAGCCAAGAAGAATTAAATGCAAAAATGAAAGACCCTAAAATTATTGAATTGGCTAATCAAATGGGTGATGGTAAACCAAAAACTAAGGCAACTAATGGTTATCTAAATGCAGTTTCAGTTGGTAAGATGCTCACTGATCAAGGTGTTGGTGTTTGGCAGCACCCAGACTTCAATATCAAAACTGGTTTCACTGGTTCTGGTTTAGAAGGTATGATGAAAAGAGCTTCTAATTCTTTCCATAGTTCTGGTGAAGCACTTGATATTCCTATTGCAGGTCAAGGTGAAGAGAGATTAAATCAAATAGCTTCAATGCTTGGTGCTAATAAGAAAAAACTTGGCATCAATGAACTGAAGTGGAAAGATGATGCTGACCACATGGATCATATCCACGTTTCTTTCAAAGGAGATGAACCAATAAAACCAGCAAGTGTTGCTGCAGCACCATCTTCTAAGTCTACAACTGTAGATAATATTACTGCTGCTAAAGATATTGATTCTCCAACCAATGACATGCAAAAGAAAATTACTCAAGCAGTATTGTCTCAACAAGCACAAGTACCAACAATGTCTGTACCTGAATCAGGAAATAAAGCAGTAGTTGTAGATGGTGGTACAACAGTTTCTACACCTGATATCGATTCTCTGTTAAATACTATGCAGAGGACCAGAGTATTAACAGCATTAGCATACCAATAAAATGAGTGCAGATCAAGCAGCGAAATATGAAGAACTTATCATCGAGTCTAACGATGGTTCTAGAAGTGTAGACCTTAGATTTGGTGTATTATCTTTTCAATATTTTGAAGATGTATTTTCTCCAACAGTAACTGCCAGAGTATTAGTTCAATCCACTGGTGGTGGTGATATTGAAGATTTTAAAGGAACTGGTGGTACTAAAGCATTACTACAAGGTTTACCCGTCATTGGTGGAGAAAGAGTATCAATTAAGATAAAAACTGTTGTCGGTGATGGTCTTGATTTGACTAGTGATCCACTTTATGTTGGTGGTGTTAGTGAGATTATGACTGATAATGATAGAGAAGTATTTACATTAAATTTAGTTTCTAGATCTGCAATTACAAATGAAACTGCCAGAGTAACAAAAAAATATCCAACTACTCAAAAGATTGATATTTCCGTAAAACAAATTGCAGAAGAATTTTTAAAAATTGAATTACCAGAAGATAATATTGACTCATGTAAAAATCAATATGGATTTATTGGTAATCTCAGAAAACCATTTACTGTACTAACATGGTTAGCTGGCAAGGCAATTCCTGCCAGTGGTAAAAAAGATTCAACAGCAGGATATTTTTTCTATCAAACACTTGATGGTCATTACTTTAAATCAATAGATGAATTAATCAAACAAGAACCATATGCAGAATATAAAGAAGATTCAGTAGCTAAAACTGCTCTTGAATCTGGTGTTGACGATACAGCAACTAAGATTTTGTCTTATTCTTTTAAACAGAATACAAATATTTTAGAGAAACTTAGGACTGGTGCCTTCTCATCTCATAATGTTTTCTTTGATCCCCTGACATTTGAATTTCCCCAGTTTACATATAAATTGAAAGAATTTGCTGAACAAATGGAAGTAATGGGAGAACCTCCTGAACTACCACCAATTGAAGCAGGTAGTAGTGAAAGTCTTGGAGATTATCCAACAAGGCTGATGACAAGAATACTAGATCGAGGTACAATGGATCCAGACGTCAAAGTTGACGTTAATTCAGATCCAGCAAAAGTTCAATCACAATCCATTGCTCGTTATAATCTACTGATGACTCAAGCAGTTAGTGTTACAGTCGCATGTAACTCTGATTTAAGAGTAGGTATGATTATTAAGTTATTCTTTAAAAACCAAAGTTTTGAAAAGGGAAATGAGTTTGACGAGCACACAAGTGGACTATATATGATAAAGGAACTTTGCCATCAATTTACCCAAACTGACTCTCTTACATCTATGTTATTAGTAAGAGATTCATACGGTAGAAAATAACTTACAAATAGGAGTTTAAAATGAAAAGCATAGAAGAACACATCCAACACGACAAGGAACTTATTGAAGATCCAAAAACTTCTGAACCCATGAAGAGGCATGCAAAAGACGAACTATTTGAATTACAGGAGTATGTTGGACATCATAAGAAAGAGATTGAAGCAGGAGATCATCATGACCCAAATGCCTTAGAACTATTTTGTGATAATCACCCAGATGAACCTGAATGTTTGGTTTATGACGACTAATGATCGAAGAAGCAGCGTTTAAAAGTAATTTTGTAGGACGTGATGGCTTTAGATGGTTTATTGCTCAAGTAGCACCTTCTACCAAACAATCTAAACAAAGAGAAGGTGGTTGGGGCAATAGATATAAAATTAGAATCATGGGGTATCATCCCTTTGATGCTACTATTACAGATGAAGACCTACCATATGCTCATGTGTTAATGCCCCCTACCGCTGGTAGTGGTGCAGCGAACACGTCGGAGTCTTGTATGATTAGACAGGGAGACGTTG